TCGCAAAAACATTCAATCGGACAGTCTTTGGGCTGTCCGATTTTTTTGCTGTAAGAGCGTGTCTAGTTTCGTGTCTAGTATTTATCATTCTAACGCATATTTTACGATTTTTACGCATATTTTAACATTTTAGGGCATAAAGAAAACCGCCTATCTATGTGATTTAACGTAAATAAACGGTTTTCGCTTGGCGGAGAAGGAGGGATAAATTATACCACTTCACACCGCTTTTTACTGCTTTATAAAACTACTCGCAAACCACGCTTTTACGTCATTTAAGCCGCCTTTCTTGTTTCATGTTTCGCAAGCATATATTTACAATTCAGCTTTATCGTGTACAATTCGTGTACGCCAAATCAGACGATCTCATTCAATATCTTCACCGCACGTTCTTCCTCTCGTGGGTAGAGGTGCGAGTAGGTGTTCCATGTCATTGATATGTTGGAGTGACCTAAACGCCGTGCTATCTCCTGAATGTTTATGCCCTCATTGGCGAGCAGGGAAGCGTGGCTGTGACGGAAGTCATGAATACGGATACGTTTGACACCTGCCAAGTCTGCAAACTTCTTGTTTGTCTTTTCAAGGGACGTGTCACGGATAGGACGCTCACCGCCGCAGATGTACATATCATCACTGAACTTTGGCACTGCTTTCTTACAGCGTTCGTAATGTTCTGACAGCACTGCTCTTAACGGCTCTGGTATCTGTATCGTCCGTATGCTTGGCTTGTTCTTTGGCGGCGTGATACGATCACCGCCTTTGAGCTTCTGAGCAATGCTCTTGGTGATGGATATGTAGCCGTCTTTTATATCCGTCCATTGCAGAGCGTATATCTCGCCTTTTCGCATACCCATGAAAAATGCTATGTTGAAAAATACATAGTAGTTCCATTCGTACATTGAGCCGCCGTCCTCTGCTTCCTGAGCGTAATTCTTAGCTGCCGATATGTATTTCTTGAACTCGTCAGGCGTGTAGAAAAGCATTTCTTTCTTGGCTTCAAGGGGCGCTTTGAAGTTGCCTGCGGTGATAACAGGATTTTTCGGAATGTATTCCATTTTCACAGCATAGTTCATCATTGCACGAAACTCGCCGTAAATGTTCTTTCGAGTGACGATAGCCAATCCCTGTTCTGACAGCTCCTGTTTCCATTTCTGCACCATTGGTACGTTCAGATTATCTATCTTAACGCTTTCAAAGGTGGGCAGGACGTTCTTTTTCAGTATTCTTAGGGACTTGTCCAGTGATGTTTCACGGACCTCTGAACGCTTGGCGGTGATGTACTCCGTGAATAGCTGTCCGATAGTCATTTTTGGAGCTATCTCTTTAGCATTGAGCTTTTGTGTAAGCTGGATTTCAAGCTGCTTAGCCGTCTCTGCACCGAACGCCACACGGTCTATCTGATGAGACTTTCCGAAACTGTCCGTATAATTGATACGCACACGATATTTTTGCAGACCGTCTTTTCTGATGTTCTTTCCGTTCTTGTCCGTCATTTTGTAGATCGGCATAAATATTCCTCCTATTCTTGACACTCCTAAAAAAGTGTGCTACAATAAAAGGGCAAAATTCGCCCTTTCTTAACGGGTTTGGGTATGAATTTTAATCGAGCTGATACTGTCAATATCAGTTCACCTGTCCTCTGAGTGCTGTCAATGCTCGGAGGACTTTTTTTTGTTTTTAATGGCATACATCACAAGCTGTGTATCCTGCTTGTATTGCCTGCTCCTTAGTCATTGCCATACAGCTGTCGCTGTAGTATCTGCAAGATTTTGTGTGGTATTTATCACCTGTCGGCGTGATATAAACAATCTCCTGCTGCTTAGCAGTGGTAGTAGTTTCTGTTGTGGTCTCAGGTGGCTCGGTTTCAGTTTCGGTGGTAGTCGCAGTTGTTGTTTCAACTTTTTCACCCATATCAACCGTAATAGTTACAGGTTCTGACGTTACGCCGTCATATGTAGCCGTGATATCAGCAAAGCCGTCTTTGAGAGGAATAATCTCATATATGACCTGAGCATAATTGGAATCCTTATACTCTATCTTGCAAATATCGTTGTTTGAAATCTGTATTTCAGGCGGTGATATCTCGTTGGCTTTCTTTCCATCTACTTTCAAATATAGATTAGGAATATAAGCTTTTGAGTTGACCGAGATATCGGACTGTGTCCATTCAAGCGTAACACTACTGCCATTGCCATTCTTGTTTTTGCCTATAACAACAGCCATTACAAGGCATATCATTATAAAAATTATACCTATGCAAGCAGCAACTATCAAGCAGCCACTTGGCTTAGCTGCACCTGTGGAACTACCACGAACTTTTCTACCTTTTGCTTTTGACTTTGAACGTGACTTCTCCTTGCCTCCTGATGTAGTGGTATATGATAGCCCCGTTCCAGGTATACCGAAAGTGCTTGTCCGCCGACCTTTACTGTTCAGTGTAAATCTTGCTCCTTTTCCGCCAAAGCTGACACCAAAAGACTTCTTGTTTAAATTGAGTCGTGTATGTTTGCCAAGCTTTATGCTCTTGCGAAATCTTAACCCCATAACAAAATTCCTCCTCAAAACCGACATTTGTAAACAATTTATGAAATCATTTACAATGTATTAAATTGGTGATATAATGTATTCGTAACCATGCAAGAGAAAATTCTGCGTGTATTCCCCTTGTCGATATTCCCAGTATCGGCAGGGGATTTTTTTGCCCTCATATTTCTTGTTTTTCTGGACACCATAATAGCGGTGATGATATTGTATATAGAAAATCGACTTTTGGAAATTAGAAAGTCACGTCGTATGACACTGCGTCAGCTTTCCGAAATCTCAGCGGTCAGTCGTTCTGACATAAACCGTATTGAACGTGGCGAAACAGACCCACGGATTTCAACCGCCTTGCTTTTGGCTGATGTGTTAGAATGTTCAGTTGACAACTTGTTTATATTGCATAAATAGTGTCCCTTATTTGCAACTTTATTGCTTTTTTCGTCAACAAATACTATAATTGGAATATAACCTATTATATGCTGTCCCTGTGATAGTATAGCATTTTTGCGTATGTTTTGCAATACTTTTTTTGACAGCTATATTGTAGTCCGATTTTTAGGACAGCACATAAAAATGGTATTGACAGCCGCAATAACATAGTGTATAATAGGTTTATCGAACATATGTTTTTAGAAGGCTAAAAAAGCCGGGGGTACACATGAAAAAAAGTAGAGAACAAAAGCAAGCAGAACTGGTCGAAATGATTTATAAGCTCCTCTTTGGAGGAGAGGGTCACGTTGTTAGTGATCCCTCTTCCAAAGAAGATACTGTACATAGTCATACAGCTCGTTCAGCTCCTCATCACTGAGACCTGTGAGAAAATCATTTATTTTTGCCTTCACCTTATCCTCATTGGATAGGGTGTTTTTCTTTTCCGCGACATAATCGTCAAAAAATTCCTCGGGATTACATTGCAAAAAATTACAAATTTTCAAAAACAGCTCGATTTCAACTCTTGAAGCGTCTCTTGTGATGATACTACTGACTGTCGATTTTGATATGCCCAGAGCTTTTGCTAGTTCAGCTTGTTTGACGTCTTTTTCAATCATTTTGCGTTCTAGCAATTTACCAAACCCCACTTTATCACCTCCTGCTATTATTTATTATACCATTAAAATGCTAAAACGTCAATATATTTGTACGCATTTTCGTATTTTTGTAAAAACTTTGTATATTGTGTCCGAATTTGCGTACTATTTTTGTGCAAATAGCAGAACGTTCGCAAGTGAGTACAAATTTTCTTGACAAGGTACGCAAATTCGTATATAATAGGATTAATGAAACGCAAATGCGTACAAAAAGGAGGTAATCAAATGTATCAAAATTTGCTGGACAATCTAAAAAAGAAGGGCATATCAATCAACGCCGCTGCAACCCTCATCGGTATGCCGGAGGCAACTTTCAGGACAAAAGCGTATGACCGCAGTTTCTATTTTGAAGAGGCTATGATTATTAAACGCAACCTGTTCCCTGAGCTGGATATCTGCTATCTGTTTCAGCGTGATGATGAAACAACAGAACAGCCGAAAGAGTAAACGGACAGAAAATGAGGTGTGAGAAAGTGGAACAGAAAATTACTGCTATTCCAAGAGGGTGTGACAATGCCAGAGTTGAACAGGTGATCGTAACAAGAGCCTTGAAAGGTGCAGGAACAGAAGATGACCCCTGTAGAGAGGTCATTCAGTATTGGACTCTTGACGGAGAACTGATTGTAACAAGGTCACAATATGAGGAGGGCAAACGTTGAATTTGAAAAAGATAGCGTACTATCTCGGTATTGCGTTGTGTCTAGCAAGTCCGCTTGCATTCGGTATATGTATGCTAATAGGGCTTGACAACACAATTCCGTTGTCTCTCATGATAACTAGCAATGTTTGCAGGATATGTTCGCTGGAAGCAGAAATGACAGAAAACACAATGAGGAGTGACAAAGCAATGAAACTGTACAAGGTAACGACGATAGACCAGTGTCATTATAAAAGGGTGTTCACAGTAGCTGCAAAGAGTCAGTACGAGGCTCTGACAAAGGCAAGTGTTAGCCCTCGTGAAACTGTCTTGACAATCGAGGAGGTGGACTAAATGAGGTCACCTGACATTGAAATGGCAGTGCGGCTGTACTATGAAAAGCCCGAAATAACCAATGCGGATATCAAGGAGCTGTTCAGCACAGGTGAAACGCAGACTATCAAGATCAAGAAAGCTGTTAAGGAAGAAATGGCAAAGCGTGGCGTGAAGTCATGGTTGCCACACTCGGTCAATACCGAGATAGCCTACGAGGTGTGGGGCATTGATATCGACAACTTCGAGAAAAGGCTTAAAAAACTCCGCACACTTTACGGAAAGGACGTGAGAAAATGATAGCCGTACTAGAGATAATCAGATGTGCCGCAGCGGTAGTGCTCTTGGTGGTGCTTGCAATGTATGTAGCGTACAGGTGGTATGTAAGCGTAAAAGAAAATGCCTACGAGGAAGCAGAAGAGAGCATTAAGCGTGCAGTGATAGAAGCAGGCAGACCCATAGTCAAGGTCGAAGTTGAAATGAAAGGAAAGTGGTAATGAGCATTGTAGGAATACTGCTGATAACAATAGCTGTGCTTGCAGGGATAGATGTAGTGATGTATCTTGTGCTGAGCGTGGTGGATAGGCACTGGGAGAAACGTTTTGAGAAAGAGGAGGACAAGAACAATGAAAGTTCTGATAGCCTGTGAAGAATCGCAAGAGGTCTGCAAGGCATTTCGTGCAAAAGGGCACGAAGCATATAGCTGCGACATTCAGATGTGTTCAGGCGGTCACCCTGAGTGGCATATATGCAATGATGTTTTGGATATTATCAATGGCAATACCGATTTCTTCACCTGTGACGGCAAGCAGCATACTGTTGAAACATGGGATATGATTATCGCACACCCACCGTGTACATACCTGACGAACGTGGCTACACGCCACTATAGTTTGAAATGCACACCTGCTGAAAAGGTGGTCGAGCGTATGAAACACCGTGAAGAATCAATAGTATTTTTTATGCAGATTGTGTCGGCGAACGCACCAAAAATTGCAGTGGAAAACCCTATAGGGCGTATGAATACTGTATTCAGAAAGGCAGATCAAATAATTCACCCATATATGTTTTCAAACGGACCGGAAGACTCAGAACAGTTTGTCACAAAGGCGACGTGTTTATGGCTAAAGGGGCTGCCTGTCCTACGGCCAACATATACAGGGGACAAGCCTGATAATGGCAAGCTGTTTGGACGATATTCTAATGGTAAATCACGCACATGGGAAGAAACACGTCATTCTGGCAAAGATCGTGCTAAGGTAAGGAGCAAAACGTTTAAAGGTATTGCTTTTGCAATGGCTGAACAATGGGGAAAGATTGAGGAGGACGAAAACGATGATAGTGATGAGAGAGGTATTTAAGAGGGACAAGCCCCTTGACAGCGGCAGCGGAGCAGTAAGCCTTTGCGTGTTCCATTCAAATGTCAAGCCTGACGAATGCGGTGCGCTGACAGTAACGCCAACGAAGGACTACTGCCGCAGATGTGCATTCTACAAGACCCGTGAGGACTTCGACAAAGGGCTTGGCGATGCCGCAAGGTCGCTGAGGGATAAGGGGCTTGAGCCTGTGAAGAAGATGGACTATGACGGCAAGCAGTATATGAGCGTACAGCCGATAAGGGAGGATAAAGATGATAACGAAAGAGGAGTTTGAAAAGGCGGTGGAGGTTTGCACTGACGGAAATATGAACTGCACACAATGTTCGCTTGATAAAAGATTTTATAAATGCGGCGTATATTTTGCCCGTTACATAAAAGAAAACGAGCCTGCACTGTCTGCCAACAGCACAAGCTCGGAGGTATCAAAAGATACCAGTTCAACACACATTGATGATAGCACATTGCTTAACATTTGTCAAGAGGAGCTAGAGGCAATATCAGAAATAGCCCTGGATGATTACCCGAACGAGTATCTGACGGGATATATCGTAGCTTTAAAGAAAAATATCGAGAGGCTGAGAGGCGAGCAAAGTGACTAGCTATTCATGTTTGGACTGCAAACATCTAAAAGGCTGTTTGGAGAGTAGCAGGCGTTACCCCTGCAAAGATTTCAAGCTGGCAGAGCCAGCGATACTAGAGAGGAGAGGGCGAAATGACAGTAAGAGAAAGGCTTGACGCTATGGTTGACATGGCGTCAATGGAGCAGAAAATGAGGAAAACGCAAAAGTATGGCACTGTTACCGATGGCGTTTACCCTATGATGACAGGCGACGTGTGGACGTCTGACGGAATAATATTGGGTGTTCAGATATTTCCGCCTGACATTCATGCCGTAGCGAAAGAGGCCGGTGCTGAGGTGTTGGAAAACGGAACTGAATCGTATTTCATGTACAAAAATATCGCATTTTTCTGCTATAAGAGGAGGGTGGTTTAATGCGTTACACAGCTAATGATTGTGTCGGCTGTCCTGACGGGTGCAGATGTTGTGGAAGAGACCGCAACTACACAGTAGTCCAATGCGACAAATGCAGGGGAGAATTGGACCTTGCGAGCGAAAATGTTTTCTGCTACGAGGGCAAGGATTTTTGCAAAGACTGTTTCCGTGAGATTTTGATTGAAGAAATCAACCAGAACGACGATATTTCAGTCTATGAACTTGCCACGCTGGCAGGAGCTGAATATAAAGAGGAGGACTATGACGAATGAAAAAACAAATGTCTGCGGAAGATTATCGCAATGACGGAGCATTCAGCCGCTCACAGCTTTTCAAGCTGTCAAAGTCGCCTGCACACTTCAAGTACGCCCTTGAAAATCCCGAAGTAGAGACCCCTGCGCTTGCTTTCGGTACAGCCTTTCACGCTTATGTTCTTGAAAAGGACAAGTTCGACAGCGAGTACATAGTCGCTCCAAAACTTGATAGGCGCACCAAAGAGGGCAAGGCTCTTGCGGCTCAGATAGAAGCAAGCGGTAAGATACTCATAAGCGAGGACACTTTTGCACAGATACAGGCAATGGCTGAAAGTGTGATGTCAAACAAGTATGCTGCCGCTTTGCTTAACGGCGGTGAACATGAAAAATCATACTTCTGGACGGACAAGCTCACGGGGCTTAAACTCAAATGCCGCCCCGACTGCCGAACGGATCTAAGGTCAACGTCTGTCATAGTAGACCTAAAAACCACAGAAAATGCCGATACAGACAGTTTTATGCACAGTTGTATTAAATATGGTTATGACTTGCAGGCGGCGATGTACACGCAGGGTGTGTCAGAAATTGAGGGCAAGCCCCATAGATTTGTTTTTATCGCTGTGGAAAAGTCACTGCCTTATGCCTGCAACGTCCTTGAAGCTGACGATTTTATCATACAGAAAGGTACAAAAGACCTTAACGACTATCTTTACACTCTCAAAGAGTGTCTTAAAACAGGTAACTGGTACAGCTACAACGGCAAAAACGGCGATTTGAACGTCATAAGTTTGCCTGGTTGGCTGGCAAGAGAATACGAATAGGAGGACAAAACAATGGACGAAATAACAAACGCAGTAACAGTAACACCGGAAGTACCGCAGAACAGCACTATGCCCCTTGACAACATCAATCAGGGTACAGTCGCTATCGAAGCAAGCAGAGCCATTGCAGAAGCACAGGGTAAGCTTGTTATCGCAAAGAGATTTCCGAGAAATGAGATACAGGCTTTTGCAAACATGAAAAAAGCTTGCCAGCGTACAGGGCTTGCAAACAAGGCATTTTACAGCTATCCGAGAGGCAACGAAACAGTTTCAGGACCGACTATAAGACTTGCCGAAGAGCTTGCAAGGTGCTGGGGCAATATTGACTTCGGCATCAAAGAGCTTTCGCAGGACAACGGCAAGTCAGAAATGCAGGCGTATGCTTGGGACTTGGAGACGAACACAATGTCGGTGCAGAATTTCACCAATCCACACGCAAAGGAAGTTAAGGGCAAAATAAAGACCCTCACAAGCCTGCGTGATATCTATGAGAACAATGCCAATATGGCAGGGCGCAGGCTCAGAGCAAGGATACTTGCTGTGCTTCCTGCGGACTTTGTGGAAGAGGCTGTCGCCGAATGCAGAAAAACTCTTGCAGGCAAGAATAATATTCCTCTTACGGACCGTGTAAGGAAAATGGTGGTGGAGTTCGAGAAGCTGGGTGTGACGCAGGAAATGATAGAGAAACGTCTTGATAGAGGTCTTGACACCATGACAGCCGAAGATCTTACAGACTATATCGGCATCTTCAATTCACTGAAAGACAAGAACACAAAGGTGTCTGAGTGGTTTGAGTATGAGAAGATATCTACAGATATCTCGGCCGAAATAGATCAGCTCCAGACCGAGAAAGAGCAGGTGCTTTAATGCAGGCAGGATTACCCGACGGCTCTGTTATCATCAGTGGCTTCCTTGCAAAGGACGCAGAATACAAACAGGTGGGCGGCAATAACTCGTCGCTCACCAAGTTTTCAGTAAAAGTGGGCGAACGTCAGCCAAAGGTGCAAGGTGAGCGTGGTGAAACCATATGGGTGAACTGCCAGTGCTGGCACTCTGTAGCAAGAGCCACAAAGGCGTTGAAAAAGTTTGACGTTGTGCTTTGCGTGGGCAAGGCGGAGAAAAAACCATACACCAGCAAAGACGGCGAAGAAAAAGTTGACGTACATCTTGTGTGCGAAGCCGTTTTTGTACAGCCTACCGCAGAAGCAGCACCCCCGCAAGAGCTAGGCGGTGACCTTTCCGACTTTGAGGAGGTGTTGAATGATGAGGGAACGCCATTCTGACGATATCATTGACGTTGATGCGAACGAGGAAAAGCATTTTGATATCGACATGAGTGATGCAGAAGCGGTGAAAAACGCCGTTGCTGTAAAGTATACAAAAGACGATTTTCTCTACACAGAGAAGCCATACGAAGCGATATACGATTACAAAAACGACCCTTTCATGCACAATCTGAAAATTGAGCAAATGGCTCAACAGGCGGCAGAGGTGGGCGTAAAGACGTTCAAAGGGCTGTATAAAAACTATGTCAAAATGCGAGAAATGCAGCGTGGGGCGAACGTTATCATCAACAACCCCACTGCGTTCTCAGGTCCATATATGCAGCTTGATGCAGGCAAGTATAACGTTGATGACGGCGGTGTGTATCTTATTGACGAAAGCGGCAACTATCACGTTATCTGCCACCACCCGATCATACCCTTTGAGTGCTTGCAGAACATTGACACAGGCGAGGAGAAGCTCAACATAGCTTACCGCACTCGTGGAGAGTGGCAGGAAAAAGTCGTTTCAAAGGAGATACTTTACAACAGTCGAAACATTTCACAGCTAGTTAAATGCGGTGTTGATGTGTCTTCTGAGACTGCCAAAGAGCTTGTTTCATATTTCCAGGAGATAGAGAGCCTTAACCGCAATTCTCTGCCACTGAAAAGATCAGTGGGCAGGCTTGGCTACATAAACGGCGCAGGCTTTTCACCATACGTTGAGGGGCTGACCTTTGACGGTGAGCAGAATTATTCCACCATTTTTAGTGCTATAAAAAGTCATGGCAGTTATGAGAAATGGAAAAAAGTCGCTATAGATTGCCGCAGGAAAAGCGTGACCGCAAAGATATTCCTTGCGGCGAGTTTTGCAAGCGCACTTATCCAGCCGCTTGGCGGTCTGCCGTTCTTCGTCCACTTGTGGGGCGTTGATTCAGGCACAGGCAAAACAGTTGCTTTAATGCTTGCGGCTTCTGTTTGGGGAACCCCTGAAATGGGTGAATACATTCAGACGTTCAACAGCACAGTTGTCGGCCACGAGCGAACAGCAGCGTTTCTCAACAGCCTGCCGTTTCTCATTGACGAACTCCAGCTGAGCAAAGATAGTCACGGCAGAAGCCGATTTGACGTTTATCAGCTCGCTCAGGGTGTTGGACGTTCTAGGGGCACGAAAACAGGCGGAATAGAGCGTACACCGACATGGCGAAACACTATCCTTACCACAGGTGAAAGCCCTATAGTGGGCGGTTCAGCAGGTGCAGGAGCGGTAAACAGAGTTATTGATATCGAGTGTACAGCAAACAATATCGTGATAGCAGACGGCATGGCAGTATCAGCGGTGATAAAACAAAACTATGGTTTTGCAGGGCGAGAGTTCGTTGCAAAACTGTCCTCTCAAAAAGCCTTGACAATGACACAAGAGGTCTATAACGATTATTTCGCCAAGCTCTGCAAGTCGGATACAACGGAAAAGCAGGCAATGGCAGCGGCAATGATACTCACGGCTGATATGATTGCAGAAGCGTCCGTGTTCAAAACGAACGAGCCACTAACAATTGACGATATCTCACCGTATTTGCAGACCAAAAAATCGGTATCAGCAGGTGAACGAGGGTATCAGTATATGTGCGATTGGGTGGCTTCCAACAGCAAACGCTTTGCGACAGGCGAAGACAATAACGGCGAAGTGTTTGGACTTATCCAGGGCGATTTCGCATATATTATTCGCTCAAAGTTCGACGAAGCGGCTTCAAAACAGGGTTTCGACACAAGGGCATTACTTAGCTGGTTAAAATCTAACGGCAAGATACTCGTGAGAGGGCGCAACAATACTCGTGGCAAGCGCATCGGTGGCGTGAACGTTGAGTGTGTTGTGTTGAGATTACCAGATGAAACACCGGACTATTACACCAAAGAAGAAATGCGTGGGACGGACTTATCGGATTTCGGCATTTTGTGAGACATAAGTCCCACGAGGAAAACAGCGTAAATGCGTGGTTTTCTGCATAGTGTGGGACTGTGGGACATTTTTCCCCTATATATACCTGTTTTAAATAGGTGATATAGAATCACGGCTTTGTTCACACATTGTTAAAATATATGTGTGTTTTCCTATATAGGAAAATGTGCGAATTTGTCCCACAGTCCCACAACACCCCGAAAAGTGCGTAAATACGCATAGTTTTCGTGTGGGACGTTTGTCCCACACTGTCCCCCACGTCCCACATAAGGAGGTAAAAAACATCAAATGAATGCAAGAATAAAACTCCGTGACTATCAGCAGGAGTGTATAGACAAGATAACGCAGGCAAAACAGGGAAAACATCTTGTGCAAATGGCGACAGGTCTTGGCAAGACAGTGACTTTTGCAAATATCCCACGTCATGGACGTATGCTTATTCTGTCGCACAGAGAGGAACTTGTAAATCAGCCTCTGAAATACTTTGACTGCACAAAGGGTGTTGAAATGTCAAAGTACCATACCAACGGCAGTGAAGAGGTGGTTTCTGCAAGTATCCAGACCATGACACATAGGCTTGACAGGTTTTCACCTAATGATTTTGATATCATCATAGTGGACGAGGCTCACCATGCGGCGGCAAACAGCTATAAAACTGTCATAGATCACTTCACACCACGTCTTCTGTTGGGCTTCACGGCAACGCCTAACAGGGCTGACAAATGCAGACTGAATGATGTGTTTGATGATATCATATTTCAACGTGACCTGCGTTGGGGCATTGAACATGGTTATCTGTGTGATATCCTCTGCAAACGTGCTGACATAGGCTATGACCTTTCAGCGGTACATACACGGCTTGGCGACTACGCTCCAGGCGAGCTAGCAGAAGCAATGGACGGCACTGCGGACGCTATAGCGCAAGCGTATAGAGAACACGCCAAAGGTGCAACGCTTATCTTTGCGGTATCTGTAGAGCAGTGCTACGAGATAGCAAAACGCATCGAGGGGGCTGAGGTAGTCACAGGTCAGACTAAGGATAGGGCTGATATTATACGCCGTTTTACTCAGCGTGAGATACCTTGTCTTGTGAATTGCATGGTGTTCACTGAGGGGACGGACATTCCCCTTGTGGAAACTGTTATCATAGCAAGACCCACACAGTCTGACGCACTGTATACGCAAATGGTAGGCAGAGGGTTGAGGCTGCACCCCGACAAGGACAAGCTCACGCTCATCGACTGCGTAGGAGTAACAGGCAAAGCAAGTCTGAGAACAGCTCCAAGTTTGCTCGGTATTGACATTTCTGAGCTGCCAAAGAAGAGTCAGGACAAAATGGAGGGAATGCTCTTTGAACTTCCTGAAAAGGCTACTATGATGTCGGATTGTCCTGAAAGCTGGATAAAGAATGTTCGTATCGTTGACTTGTGGGCGCAGGAGCAGAAATATAATACCCATGACGTGAACTGGTTTAAGTTGCCGGATGGCGATATGAAATGCAGTCTTGGCAAGGGAAAAACGCTGAGGATATCTGCACCCGATGCTTTGGGCATGGCAATATGGCAGGGACAGAAAATACCTATGCAGCAGGCTCTTGACGAGGCGTACACTCTTCTCTGCGAGCGTGAGGCGGACAGCAAATGTTTGTGGGATCTAAATATCTGCCGAAAGTGGGGCAAAGCACCTGCTACTGATAATCAGAAAAACCTTATCCGCAAGCGTGGCAGGAAGTATCTCAACAATTCGGATATCGACATAGAAAATCTGACAAAGTTTGAAGCAAGTCAGATACTCAACAGGATAATGAAAGGGTGATGATATGGCAAGAAATGAAGACAGAGAGCAAATGACCCTTATCAAGTGGACGCAGCAGGCAAGCATACGCAAGGCTTATCCTGAACTGAAACTGCTCTTTCACATACCGAACGAACGTCATTGCGACCCACGAGAGGGCAAAAGGCTAAAGCTTATGGGCGTGAAATCAGGTGTTCCTGACCTGTTTTTACCTGTGGCAAGGGGAAGAAACAAAGGGCTGTTCATAGAACTCAAAGCGGAGAATGGCAAGCCCTCAGATAATCAGATGTGGTGGTTTGCGGAGCTTGGCAAGCAGAACTATTTGGCGGCGATATGCTACGGCTGGAAGCAGGCAGCTGATATGCTAATGCACTATCTTGGCGGTGATGATAATGCTGGTAAAAACTGAGGTCATAAAGAAAGCAGACGAGCTGAACAGAATGGCGGCAAAACTTCTGCCACTGCCAGAGGGGCTGACACAGGTGGAACAGCTTTTGTATAAGTCGCTTTGCGTTGTGTACCGAGAGTTCAGAGCGGGGCAGATAAACAAGAAACAGGCGCTTGATGAAAAGCAGGAACTATACAGGGCATATATCAATGGGGCTTATGCACTTGATTTATGGCAGACATATGGGGAATATGCTAAGGTGTTTCAGAAATGTCAGTACGAGATACATCATGACGGCTGCGAGGTTTGCAAGAGGCTCAATGATATCCTATGTGGTATGGGGAGGGGCAAAGCCAATGAAACACACTGACCACACCCTGTGCTGGCACTGCCGCCACGCAGTACCGACAAAGGATAAGATAACAGGAGAATACCTCACAGGCTGTGCATGGTCCATAGACCGCAGACCTGTCGAGGGTTGGAGGACGTGTCAGCACAGAATGTATGAATCGCAAAAGGGCGGTATGATACACTCGTATACTGTGACGGAGTGTCCTGAGTTTGAGGAGGGATAAAAAAATGGTTGAAATCAAATTAAAACCTGGAATGAAGTTTAAATACAAGGGTATAGACTTTATATGCCTCGACGTTATCGACGGCAACTACTTAGCGATAACGGCTGAGTGTTGGTGCATAAAGCGTTTTAACGAAAAATACGGGGACGGCTGCAACAACTGGGAGAAATCAACTCTCCGCCGTTTTTTAAACGAAGATGTACTCGAGGAACATTTTAACACGGAACATTTAATAAAGCAAACGTCTGACCTTGTCGCAGATAACGGCGACAAAGCTTACGGCACTTGTGAAGATTATATAACGCTGCTCACTTGTGACCAGTACCGCAAGTATAGAGATTATGTGCCGTTGTTTGAAGAATGTATGTGGACGCTCACTCCTTGGAGGCGCGACACCGGCATCGCTGTCATCGTGCGTTACGTCAACCCGTCGGGAGCTATCAACATCATCATTGCGAGCGACAGTCTCGGGCTCGCCCCAGTTTGTTTATTTAATTCACAGGCACTTAGGGCTGAATATTCCGGTGTCAGATTGGTGGGGATAGAATGATAAAAATAAAACCCGAATACATATTCCCACTGTTGCTGATTTTGCTAGACGTGGGAGCGGCAATTATATATGCCGTGCAGAAAGACTACAAAAAGGCTGTCTACTGGTTAGCAGCAGCTGTGTTGAATGTGACAGTAACGTTTCAGGAGGTATAACATATGGCAAGATACATCGATGCAGACAATCTGATTGACGAACTATCGGCGGCGTGTATGCCGATATACGAAAAAGGCATAACAGGCATTCTGGGTGATAACAGCAGTATCGCCGATATAATCAACGAACAGCCTACCGCAGACGTGCAGGAAGTCAAACATGGAAAATGGAAACCTATGTTTATGGTTGTAGCCTACGAATACGCCGGGAAAACTTTTGATTTTAGAGGTATAAAATGTTCAGAATGTGGAAAAGAAATTATTTCTTTAATTCATGAATCATTTCGGCCAAAGCCTAACTACTGCCCTTGCTGCGGTGCGAGAATGGGCGGTGTTGCTAATGACTGACCCAATGACCATGTCACGCCTGAAAGCCTACCGCAGGAACGCCTCAGCCATTGAGGATATCAAGGCAGAGCTTTCAGGCAAGTACGTTGCCGACAGTATCAGCGTGTGCACTCCGCCGTCCTACACACCACACAGCACACGCATAGACGGCTTCTTGCCAAGCGGTGATACACTTTCATTGCTGTGTGAGCAGGCACGATTAGAGCGTGAGCAGAGGGCTGTGGAGAAGTTTATCAAGGGGATAGAGGATAGACAAATGAGGAAGATATTTGTACTCAGGTTTGTAAAAGGATTGACTTGGATACAGATAGGACACAAGGTCGGAGGTACGGCGGACGGCTGTAGAATGGCAGTCAAAAGATTTTTGAAAAAATAATCAAGTGTGTTCGTTTTGTTCGTTTTAGGTGTGCTATAATTTAAACTGAGGAAAGTGTAGATGTACCTCAGACTTGTACTTTCATTGAAGTCACCTCCAATTTTCTAAGCCCCGTAAGGGGCTATGCAGGTTGAGAGCGTGCCAGCTCAACATCTGCTCCACCATTTACAAAACTCCTTATAATATTTTCACAAGGGCGGCTGCATTTTGCGGTCGCTTTTGCGTTGCACGGAGGTATACAATGCCAATACCAAGACCCGACCGAAGCGGTTCACACCAACAGCAGTTCCGTATCAACAAGAAAAAGATATATGCTACCCAAACAGTCTGCGGTATCTGTGGAAAACCTGTTGATTTTTCCTTGAAATATCCGCACCCACTGTCAGCTTGCATAGATCATATCATACCCATTGCAAAAGGCGGTCATCCTTCGGACATTTCAAACTTGCAGTTGGCACATTGGTGTTGTAATCGCCAGAAATCTGACAAATTGGTGGAAAAACAGGTGTTTGACCAGTCTCTTGACCTGATTTCCAACCGAATTTTACCACAATGCTACGATTGGAAGAATTTTTAACAAATTATTGACAATATGGGGGGTATGCCCCCTTTTGAGGTCAAAAAAGACCTTCACCGCCGCACTGCTTATATTTCTCGCAGAGTTGAAATAATTGGAAAGGATATACAAGATGAGCGAATACAAAGGCATGGCATATTTGAAAAAGAAGCTTTCTTCAAAGGCTTCGAGGGTCAATGTGCGCTATGACTACTATCACATGAAGAACGGCCTTACTGACATGGGCAAAATGATACCACCAAGCTATAACTGGATGCGTCCTGTGCTAGGCTGGTGTGCAAAAGCTGTTGATACCCTTGCGGACAGAATAGTATTTGACAGCTTTGAGGACAACACTTTCTACGTCAACGAGATATTTGACAACAATAATCGTGACGTGTTCTTTGATTCTGCTATTCTCTCAGCGTTGGTGTCCTCCTGCTGTTTTGTGTATATCTCGGCTGATGAAACAGGTTATCCACGCTTGCAGGTCATTGACGGCAGTAACGCTACTGGCATCATCGACCCTATCACGAATATGCTCCGTGAGGGCTATGCAGTACTTGACAGGGATAATAATTTCAACCCCACCATTGAAGCTTACTTCACCGCCGAACAGACAGAGATATATCGCAGAGGCTATGATGTTGAGATCTATGACAATCCTGCGCCTTATCCTCTGCTTGTGCCTATCATATACCGCCCTGATGCAGTTCGTCCTTTCGGTCACAGCAGGATATCAAGGGCGTGCATGGAACTTGTGCAGGAAGCTATGAGAACGCTCAGGCGGTCGGAAGTATCAGCTGAGTTTTACAGTTTCCCACAAAAATATATACTCGGCCTTTCAGATGATGCCGAGAAAATGGACAAATGGGGTGCAACAATGTCCTCACTGCTGACTATCACCAAAGATGATGACGGCGGCAATCCTACTGTCGGACAGTTTCAGCAGCAGTCCATGTCACCATACTCTGAACAGCTTAAGTCTATAGCTTCACTGTTCGCTGGAGAAACAGGGCTGACCCTTGACGACTTGGGCTTTGCGACATCCAATCCTGCCAGCTGTGAAGCTATCCGTGCGGCTCACGAAAACCTCAGGCTTACCGCACGCAAGGCGCAGAGAACGTTTGGCAGTGGTTTTCTTAACGTGGCTTATCTTGCCGCCTGCGTTCGTGATAACACGGCCTATATGCGCTATGCTTTCAGTGACATCAAACCGCAGTGGCTTCCCATTTTTGAACCTGATTCTGCGGCACTCTCGGGTGTGGGCGATGCTATTTTGAAGATAAATCAGGCTGTTCCTGACTATCTGGGTGCAAAGGGCATCCGTCAGCTCACAGGCATAGAGGGCGAAAACAATGGCTGATATCGGTGCAGAACTGCTTGAAAAAATTCGTGCTGAATTTCAAAAGACGTGCAAGGCTGATAAATACATTCAATCGGTTTTGAAGAAAATAGAGGGCGGCACTGCGAAAATGGAAGAAGTCGCCCTGCTATCGAAACAGCTCGGATTTAGAGCCTCTCAGGCTATCGGTGCACACGTCAACGTAGCGGCCTTACCTGGCGGCAAGATGTACTACAACATTGCCGATACCATACTCACGGGCGTGCTCAAGGACAACTACGATGTTATAAACTCCGCTGCCGCAGAATGCCAAAAAGCACTTGACAGCCAAGCAGGCATAAACATCACACCTCAACAGGCTGCTTTCCCTACCGAGCGTGTGCAGGCAGTAGTTAATGCGGCTTCTGTACCGGATATTGCAGAAGATAAGATGATACGGCGAATGACAGCTCCGGCGCAGAACATCACTGAGAGTTTTTACAACGATTATGTTCAAAAAAACGTGAAGCTCCGTTCTGATGCAGGACTGGACTGCTACATCATTCGCAACGATCATGGCGGCTGTTGTGAATGGTGCGCAAAGCTGGCTGGCAAATATCATTACCCCGATGATGTTCCGAAGGACGTTTACCGCAGGCACGATAACTGCGGTTGTACTGTCACATATCTCAACGGAAAAAAGGCACAGAACGTGTGGGATAAGACAAAGTGGAACGTTTCTGACGATGAAATTGAACGTATGAAAAAGGCTGGGGCCAGAGAGCCTGTCAGACTTGTTGACAAGCCGGGCAAAAGTGGTATAATGAAGAGAGTAGAAGAAACAAATAATTATGATGAACTTGAAAGATATTTGAGCAGCAAATACAACATTACAACCGACGACAGCGTAAAGCAGCTTGATTTTAAAACTGTTCGTGAAACTTTAAAGGGTATCGAAAGTGTATTTGACGATTTTCCAGAACTTAGTGATAATATAAAGAAAATAGGTACTGGTAAACATGGAGTTATGTGCTGCTCAGGCGAAGAGATCAAGTTTAATCCGAAATATTATAAAGACGTATCTGGATTTAAAAAGATGTGTGAAAATTCTTCTGCACAAGGTTGGTGGCCGCCAAACAGTTCACCTGCGTCGATCGGTGTTCATGAAACAGGTCATGCAGTTGAATGGCTATTGCTTTCAAAAAGTAATTTTGATGATCCGTGGCAAAAAATATATGCTTGGAATCGTGGAGATATGTCAGGCGGTATAGTATCTAAAGCCGTTAAGAACATCAAAAAGATATCGTACGGAAAAGGCAAAAAGCAGTCCGAATTGATGAGCGCAGTTTCGAGATATGGAGCAACTAAAAAGCAAGAATGCTTTGCAGAGGCATTTGCTGACTGTTTTTCTAATGGTGAATCGGCAAATCCGCTTTCGCAAGAAATAGTCAAGCTAGCTAAAGAAAAATATATTAGTTTAAAAGGAACGTGATAATATGAGAGAGATGCCAATATGGTTGGACTATGCGGAATTTGATGATGACGGATTATGCGGCATATCCCCAAATGCACCGGACGAAGTAAAGAAAGCTTACGAAGATTATTTAGCTGAAGAAGAAGAGGCTAAATCAGAAGGCATAAAAATTTAATAATTTTAACCGCTCCGCTACGGCGAGGCGGTATTTTTATACCCAAAATCAGAAAGGAAGAATAATATGGGACTAAGCATAAAAGATGTCTATATTTTATGCCGAGCAAAAAGAGAAATCGCAGAAATTGAAATGAAAATTGGCAAGCAGGCAGATGATAATAGCGAGTATATCAACGCTCTTATACGCTGTGAGAACGCATTGACTTTTGTTTTAGCCAACAAAGAAAAAATAGTCAATTAGTAAACATCGGAACTAAGCACCTTAACGGGTGCTTTTTTTAGTACCCTAAAAAAAAGGAGGTAATCCACTATTGAGGATAAGAGAGTCGGCAGGCAGACCCCCACCATATCGGTAGTGTTGCCGTATGAGCAGACCAAAGGCAATGAGGCTATCGCAATGTACAATAAATCAGGGCGCACCGCACAGGAATGGCAGGAGCTAATGCTTTATGACATCATGGCGGTGGACGATGAGGGATTGTGGAAACACATGAAGTTCGGCTGGTCGATACCAAGACGTAACGGCAAGTCGGAACTGCTTATAATGCGTGCAATCTATGGTTTGCAAAACGGCGAGCGTGTTCTTTACACCGCCCACCGAACTACAACGTCACACTCAGCATGGGAGAAGATCATCGACCTTATCACAAAAATGGGCTTCCTTGAGAAAGAGGACTTCAAGACTACAAAACAGTTTGGTCTTGAGCGTATCGAGTGGCTCAAAGATAATGACGGAGGTCTTATTAATTTCCGCACACGTTCATCAAAAGGCGGACTTGGTGAGGGATATGACCTGCTCATTATTGACGAAGCACAGGAATACACCACCGACCAAGAAACAGCCCTAAAATATATCGTTACAGACAGCCGAAATCCTCAAACGTTGATGTGTGGAACACCTCCAACAATGGTGTCTGCCGGTACAGTTTTCACAAAATACCGACAAAAGACAATATCGGGAAAAGGCGGTGACGACGGCTGGGCTGAATGGTCCGTGCCGAAGCTCACGAACGCACATGACCCTGAGCTGTGGTATCAGACAAACCCGTCCTTAGGCACTATCCTCACGGAGCGTAAGATACGTTCAGAACTTGGCGACCCGAAAGACGATCAGGTTGACGATAACATCCAGCGTTTAGGCTTGTGGCTCACCTATAACCAAAAGTCGGCTATAAGCAAAGGAGAGTGGCAGGCAATTTGTATCACTGGCAAGCCCAATATCAGCAGAGAACTGTTTTTCGGCATTAAGTATGCAAAGGTCACGGATAATGTGTCTTTGGCTGTCGCTGCAAAAACAACCGACGGCAAGATATTTGTCGAGGCTATCGACTGCCGCCCTGTAAGAGAGGGAAACGGCTGGATAATCGCATATCTGCGCAATCCGCATATGCGTGAAACCGTTATTGACGGAGCAAACGGACAGTCTTTGCTTGCGGCGGATATGAAGAACGCAGGTATCAAGCGCAAGCCTATCCTGCCGAAGGTCGCTGATGTGATCACTTCGTCAGCAGGTTTTGAACGAGGAGTATTCGCACAGAACATTTGTCACGCAGATCAGCCGTCCCTTGAACAAGTCATTGCCAACTGTGAACACAGAGCTATAAGCTCAGGCGGAGGTTTTGGCTATTCCTCAATTCTTGAGGGCGCTGACATATCACTGCTTGAAGCAGTAGTGCTTGCTCACTGGGCGTGTGCAAATTCATCAGAGAAGAAGAAAGTACAGAAAATAAGCTGGTAACAGTTTATTATATATCACCTACACCGCAGGGTAAAGCGGGGAAAGGAAACACTATGGCAGACTTTGAAGCTATAACAACACAGGAAGCCTTTGACAATGCGATAAAGGCAAGGCTCGACCGCAACACGGACACAGTCAAGAAACAGTTTGAGGGTTACATTTCCCCTGACGACTTCAAGACAAAGACAGCCGACCTTAACAGCAAGATCACCGACCTTACAGGCAAGCTTGCGGAAAAGGATACAGCTATCGCAGACCTCACGGCTAAGAACAAGGCATACGAGGCCAGCTCGGTAAAAATGAGAATTGCCCACGAAAACGGTATTCCTTATGAGCTTGCGAACAAGCTTTCAGGAGACACAGAAGAAGATATCAAGAAGGACGCTGAAACATTTGCAAAGTTTATCGGCAAAAAGCAGACAGCCCCTCTTGGTCACACAGAACACAATCACGCAGACGGCAAGAATGCGGCATATAAGTCGCTGCTTGCAGGTCTTATAAAGTAAAGAAAGGAAGTAATTTTATGGCAGACGTAATTTCAAAGGGCACACTTTTCGACCCGGTACTCGTTAAGGAGCTTTTCGACAAGGTAAAGGGCAAGTCATCCCTTGCCGCACTTTGCGCTCAGACACCTATCCCCTTCAACGGTCAGAAGGAGTTCATCTTCACTATGGACGATGAGGTAGACCTTGTGGCTGAGAACGGCAAAAAGACAAGAGGTAGCGCTGCCCTTGAACCAGTGAAGATAATCCCTCTCAAGGTAGAATACGGCGCAAGAATTTCAGACGAGTTTCTTTACGCCAGCGATGAGGAGCAGATCAATATCCTCAGAAACTTCTCAGACGGCTTTGCGAAGAAGGTCGCAAGAGGTCTTGACATCATGGCTTTTCACGGAGTTAACCCGAGAGCAAAGACAGCTTCGGCGCTTATCGGCACGAACCATTTTGACAATGGCGTAACTGTGATAAAGCAGGACGGCACGTCACCAAAGACTCCCGACGCTCTTATCGAGGAGGCTATCGCTGCAGTACAGGGCAACGAGTATGATATTTCGGGTCTTACAATGGCTCCGTCATTCAGAGCTGACCTTGCGAAAATGGTGGATACAAGTGGCAGAAAGATCTATCCTGACCTTGCTTGGGGCAATGCACCGACTTCTATGAACGGCATTCAGACCGTGACAAACAATACAGTTTCATTCAACTCCAGCAAAGATCTTGCGATCGTTGGTGACTTTGAAACGGCGTTCAAGTGGGGCTACTCAAAGGAAATTCCGCTTAAAGTCATCGAGTACGGCGATCCTGACAACAGTGGACAGGATCTCCAGGGCTACAATCAGGTATACATCAGAGCGGAGACATATCTCGGCTGGGGCATTCTCGACAAGTCCGCATTCGCTGTCATTCAGTCAGCAGCTAAGTAAGGGGGCGGCATAAATGGCGGCAGAGTACGCAACTATCGAGGACGTTATAAAACTTGGTCGAAAGCTCACGGCTGAGGAGCAGGAAAAGGCAGCGGCTCTGCTGCCTGTCGCCTGTGCAAAGCTTTCAACTGCCTGCAAGAAGTATGGCAAAGATCTTGACATTATGATAGCTGATGAACCTGACGTTGAACTTGTGGCAAAAGATATCATAGTTCGTGCCACGCTGAGAGCTGTAGACACCATTGCGAACAGCTCTCCTGCGACTTCGCAGGCTTCACAATCGGCTATGGGCTATTCAGTGTCAATGACATATCTCAACGCAGGGCAGCAACTGTATTTTCTCAGAAATGAGCTGAAAGAACTGGGCGTTATGCGGCAGAGATACGGAGCTATGGAGGTATATGACGTATGAGACTAAGCATCAAGGGCATACCCGTTAAGCTTTCTGTAAGAACGCAGAAAGGCATTGACGACTTCAACAGACCGATATACGAAACTTCGCTGGAGGTTGTCGAAAACGTGCTTGTGGGCGAGCCGTCCGCAGAGGACGTGGTAAACGAGCTTAACCTATCGGGCAAACGCATAGCTTACACTCTTGCGATACCAAAGGGAGATACACACGTTTGGGAAGACACAGAAGTCGAGTTCTTCGGCAGAAAATTCCGCACCATAGGTCTTCCGACAGAGGGCATTGAAGAAAATTTGCCGCTCAGTTGGAACAAGAAAGTCAAGGTGGAACGCTATGAGTAAAGTTAAGATAGAGTTTGACCACAACGCAGTTACGGCGTTTCTCTGCTCTGCACCTGTTGAAAACATGGTCAAGGGATATGCTGACAGAGCCGTTCAACGTCTTGGCACGGGGCATAAAGCGTATACTATCACATGGACAAGATACCCCAAAATGCGCCGTAAGGTCGCTATCGTCAAGGCTAAGACAAAGAAGGCTCAGCGTGCTAATCTTAGAAATAACACACTTTTGAAGGCGGTGCTTGGCAAGTGATAGAAAAAATAATTCTTGACTGGCTGGGGGCAAAGCTTGACGTTTCAGTTTATCTTGAAGAACCTAAAAACCCACCAAAAGAGTATGTGCTTATCGACAAGCTAGGCTCGGCAGAGAATGACCTTATCACCTCTGCCACCGTAGCCGTTCAGAGCTACTCAGCGAGCCTATACGGGGCGGCAGAACTTAACACAAAAGTTAAAAAGGCTATGTCTGAAAGCGTGTCACAGGGCGATATATGCCGCTGTGCGTGCACGTCAGACTACAACTACACGGACACGGAAACGAAGAGATACCGCTATCAGGCGGTATTTGATATAACCTACTACGAGGAGTGATAATACTATGGCAAACAACAAAGATAACGTATCAACAGGCAAGCCAAAGGTAGGCGGAGCGGTTTTCACAGCGATCACGGGATCTACACTGCCGACAGATGCAACAACAGCACTTGACGCAGCGTTCAAGAGTTTGGGCTACTGCTCAGAGGACGGTGTAACAAACAGTTCGGGCATTTCTACCGAGAATATAAAGGCGTGGGGTGGAGATATCGTTGACACACCGCAGACAGAAAAGACGGACACTTTCAAGGTCAAACTGATAGAGTGTACCAATACAGATGTGCTGAAAACTGTCTACAATGGCAGCAATGTTTCGGGCGACCTTGACACAGGTCTGACGATCAAGGTCAACAGCGCAGAGCATGAAGATCAGGCGTTTGTATTCGATATGATACTGAAAAATAACGTACTGAAAAGAGTGGTCGTTCCGTTCGGCAAGGTGACGGAGATATCTGATATCACCTACAAAGACAATGAGCCTATCGGCTATGAGCTGACTATCACAGCCACACCTGATGAGAACGGCAACACACACTATGAGTACATGAAGAAAGGGGAATAACCTATGCTGACAGGAAAGACAGAAAGCGGTTTTGAGTTTGAAATAGAGGAGAAGACCCTTGACGACTATGAATTTATCGAAGCTGTCGGCAAGTGTGAACAGGGTGACCCCATTGCATATGTCAAGGTAGTTGACGCCGCTCTTGGAAGCAAGAAAGAAAAAGCTTTCAAGAAGATAAGAGAAAAGTGCGGCTATGTATCGGCTAAAGAGATAACAAAGCTTATCGTAGAGATCTTCCAGACCCCTAAAACAAAAAACTCCTAGTCCTTGCCGCCGTCATGGAGCGCTATCCTGATGAGCTTGATTGCGATATGGCGCAGTATTATCACATATACGACTACAAGTCGCTGCCTGCACGAAAGGTAGCGACTTTTCTTTGCGGTCTTGACAGTTCATCACGGGTCAAGCGCAAGCTCAATGATGTTGGCGGTTCGTTCTCTGAAATACTGCTTGCACTGATATTTGACCGTCTGCAATGGATATGCTGGTCGCAGACAAAGGACGGTCAAAAAGGTGTGAACAGACCGCAGCCAATGGCTGAAAAGCTCATAGGTAAGAATGACAGCGACAGTGAGATAACAGCGTTCCGAAGCGGCGAGGATTATGAGAAAGCAAGAAGAAAAATCTTAGGAAAGGAGGACTAACATGGCAGAAGAAAACGGCACACAGCTGGGCAAAGCATATGTGCAGATAGTTCCGTCTATGCAAGGGCTTGCATCAGAACTGCGAAGAGCGTTCGGGGATAGCATGCCCGATGGTCACAGGTTTGGAAGCTCTCTTGGTGGCAAGGTCGTTTCAGGTTTTGGGAGCACTATCAAAAAGGGCTTTGCGCTTGCCGCAAAAGCTGGTATAGCAACTATATCGGCGGCAAGTGCAGGCATAGGCGCTATAGTCAAAAGCTCTGCGAGCGCATATGCAGACTATGAGCAGAACATAGGCGGCGTTGAAACACTTTTCAAGGACAACGCTGATACTATCGTAAAGTACGCCAGTGAGGCATACAAGACCGCAGGAATCTCCGCTAATGACTATATGCAGAACGTTACAAGCTTTTCTGCTTCACTTCTGCAAGGCTTGGGCGGTGATACTGCACAGGCTGCTGAGATAGCCAATGAAGCGATGGTGGATATGTCGGACAACGCCAACAAAATGGGTACTGACATATCATCTATTCAAAACGCATATCAGGGTTTTGCAAAGCAGAACTATACCATGCTCGATAACTTAAAACTGGGCTATGGCGGTACACAGGCGGAAATGGCAAGGCTCATCAACGATTCGGGTGTGCTTGGGGATTCGATAAAGGTCGATGAAAAGACCGTCAACAGCGTGTCTTTTGACAAAATGATAGAGGCTATTCACAAGGTACAGACTGACCTTGACATCACCGGCACAACTTCCAAAGAAGCGGCAACAACAGTTTCCGGTTCTTTTGGCTCTGTGAAAGCAGCGTGGGCAAACCTTATGGCAGGAATGGGTGACAAAAACGCTGACCTGAAAAATCTTATCAAAGAAATGGTAAGCACAGTAAAGACCTTTGCAAAGAATATTATGCCTGTCATAAAGCAGGCTCTTTCAGGGGTCACAACGCTCATAAGTGAGCTTGCACCTGACATAGCAGCCGAGCTTCCTCAGCTTGTGAGCGACCTGCTCCCACAGCTCATAGAAGCAGGGGCACAGATATTTCAGGCACTTGTAAAAGGCATTTCTGACAACATCGGCACGATAACGCAGGCGGCCATAACAGCCATTACAACTATCGCAACAGCTCTTATACAGAACACAGGTCCTCTTGTGCAGTCGTTGGCAACGATCATAACCACTATATCACAGGCTTTGCCGACGATTTTACCAGACCTTATCAATGCTATTGTTGAACAGATACCTACAGTAATACAGGCTGTTATAGATTGTATGCCTGCAATAATTGACGGCACGATTCAGATAGTGACCGCTATTGCAGAAGCGCTTGTGGATAACATAGACCTTATCATAGACGGCGCAGTGCAGATCATAGATGCACTTGCAATGTCGCTTTCCGACAGTGATACGGCGGCAAAGCTTGCTCAATCGGCACTTGAAATCATTGGCACGCTTACAATGGAACTGCTGAAAAATCTCCCTGATATCCTTGCCGACGGCATACTTATAGCGGTCGAACTTATCAAGGGTATCGCACAAGGTATGGTGGACTACTTTGCACCTGTTTCAGACGCTTTGTCTGATATGCTTATCGACCTTACAGACTGGTTTTCACGCAAGTGGAACGATTTTAAGGAGTGGGGTTCAGATATGATACAGGCGTTTATAGACGGCATAAAAGAGAAGTGGCAGAGCCTTAAAGATACTGTATGTGACGTAGCCTCAAGCGTTAAGGACTTTCTCGGCTTTTCCGAACCTGACAAGGGTCCTCTTTCAAACTTCCACACTTTTGCACCTGATATGATGGACCTTTTTGCAAAGGGTATAGCAGACAATGAGGACACTATCACCATGCAGTTCAACAGGTCACTGCAGCCGCTTATGGATACGGATATCATACCGCCAAGCTTTTCGACACTTCCTGAAAAGGGCGTGAATAACGGCGGTAATGATACAATGAACAAGATCATCGCCCTCCTAGAAACCTACTTCCCACAGCTTGCACAGCAAGGAAACATTTATCTTGACGGTGACAAGCTCACGTCAAGGGTGGACGGAAAACTAGGTGAGAGGGTCACAAGCAACGAAAGGAGGCTTGCAAGTGTCTAGTGAATATATAGAATTTGGTGGCAAGAAGTCCACCGATTTCTATTTGGTTATCCAAAAGGACGGCATTCAAATATCTCAGCCGGAGGAAAACAGAATAGAAGCCACCCTGCCATTTATGAACGGCTTTTATGATTTTTCCAAAATGGCAGGAGAAAGGACGTACAAACAGCGTGATATCACGATAAAATTCAGCCTTTCTGCAAAAGATGAAAACGAACTTTACCGCAGAAAGTGTGATGTTGTCCGCTGGCTCAGTGGAGCAAAGGGTGAGCTGAGGATAAGCTTTCTGACGGACTATCACTTTGTGGGGGCAACGGCGGTGTTTGATACCTCCGCATTTGAGTTCACTTCACGGCGCACCGCTGATCTGACAGTGAACTTCAAGACGTATCCTTTCCTGCGTTCTGATGATTACTCAGATATCGGATTTGACGATTTCAGTTTTGAAAGTGACTATCTGAATTTGACGGATATATCGTTGACAGCGGTCAAACAGACACGATACGCACCTCCTGCGACCCTGAAAGTTTATTCATATGCTGATAGACCCATACGCCCACGCCTTTCTTACAAGCGCTCAAAGGACGATGCAAAGAGTGTGGGCTTCACCTATTTTGCACTCAATGGCGAAGAAATAAGCGCAAGTGTATATCGCAACACGGAGAAAGAATTCGACCTTGACGAACTGACTTTACAGCCTGGTGTGAATACTCTTGCGGCTTACGGCTTCGGCACACTCACGCTCAAACTATACGAGGAGGCACTCTGATGTTCATAGTAACGATAACAAATGGAGCTGAAAACACTATCATACACAGCGACGGCACAGACCGCATATCAGGCGGCAAGGTTGCAAAGTCTATCAACGCTGTGGATAGTTTCAGCTTTACCATATATCCGAACAATGCAGGCTATGACCTCTTGAAGCCGCTTACAACGGCTGTCAAGGTCTATGATGAAAGTACTGACAAGGACATTTTTATAGGCAGGGTCTTGAAGTGTCCTGACAGCATGGACGAGAGAGGTCTGATATGCCGTAAAGTCACCTGCGAGGGGCGTTTGGGCTGGCTATATGACAGTGTTCAGCCGTATGTTGAATACAAAATGGTAGGCATATCAACAGTGCTTTCTTCGTTCTTGTCAAAGCACAATTCTCAGGTGGGTGCAGATAAGCGTATAGAGCTAGGACAGGTCACTGTTACGGCAAGCAACAACTACACATACACTGCAAATTGGGACAAGACAATGGACGTCATTGCAGACAAGCTTATAGGGAAGTTCGGCGGTGAGATACAACTTCGTGATAAAGATGGCAAGGTATATCTTGACTATTTGGAGAACATAGGACACGGCACAGATACCACCATAGAGCTTGCGGTCAACCTTAAAACCATATCACGGGAAGTCGATGAAACGGCGGTCATAACACGTCTTTATCCTCTCGGTGCAAAGCTTACAGACAGCGAAAAGCGGTTGACTATTGGCAGCGTGGATGGTGGCAAGGACTACATAGAGGACAGCTCACTTATCGCAAAATACGGCGTTATAAGCGGTACGCAGATATGGGACGACGTTACCCTTGCGAGCAATCTTCTTAGCAAGGGCAAGGAGTATCTTAAATCTGTCAATCGTGCGAAAGTGCAGTATCAAATAACAGCACTTGACCTTTCAAGAAGAGGCAAGCACATTGAGCAGTTTGAACTCGGCTGTTGGTACAGAGTAAAAAATAGCCTTATGAACATAGACGAAGACTTGCGCATCGTGGGCATATCCATAGACCTTGACAATCCGCAGCAGGCTTCACAGTTGACCTTCGGTGACCGATTTGAAACCCTTTCGGGCTTTATGACAGCAAAAACACAGAGCCTGCAATCGGCTATAGACAACTCTGAATTCAGAAATCGTCAGGTGATAGACAGCAAGATAGAGAATGCGACTAAACTTATCACAGGTGCAGAGGGCGGTCACGTTATACTCGACCCGTCCGAGAAGCCTCAGCGTATTCTGATTATGGACACGGCTGACATTAATACTTGCAAGGCTTGTATCCAACTGAACAAAAACGGGTTAGGTTTTTGGAAGTCCTCAGACGGTGGGTCGGCTAAAACTGGGCCATACACAAACGCATGGACCATTGATGGAAACCTTGTTGCAAGCTTTATCACGGCGCTGACCTTAACAGGTTTGAAGATAAATAACGGCTCAGGTACCTTTTCGGTATCTGAGGACGGACACATTATCGCAAAGGCGTTGACTATGCTTGGTGGAAACATCAACATAGAAACAAGCAGCAAGGATAATAGTGTTATAAAGCTATCCTACAAAGAATGGGTGCTGGAACTTTCACCGCTTCAATGGGTGCTAAAAAACAGTACCATAGGCGGACACGTTGCTTGCCAGGCAGGAGGAGTTTTCCTATATTGGAATGACGAACTAAAGGTGAATATTGACAGTAACTCAGGCGATATCCGCACATATGCAGGCGGCAAGGCAAGCTTCTTTCTTGACACGAACAATCACTCCGTCAGCGTATATGATGAGAATGAAAAGCGACAGATATACCTTGAGGGCAACACGGGCACAGTTTATGCAAAGAATTTTCAGCAAACTAACTAAGGGGGCAAATTTATGGCAAACATAGACCTTTCACAATTTATAGAAACTGTATCAACAGCATTTGAGGGCAGACAGGTAAGGCAGGCATTTGTGGACGCACTGACGGCGGTGCAGACGGCGGTAAACGAGTTAGATCAGACGATAATCCAGCATAAAACAGCTACACAGGTTGTATCATCAGCAACTCCTACTGTGGCAGTACCGCTAGATATAGACGGCGACCCTGCACAGATAATTGTCACTCTCCGACGGGACGATACACCGACGCCATATCAGAATTTCTGCGTTCATGTAGCTAAATTCAATGGTAAATACAATGCGGTTATTTGCATGGGACCGTCCGCTGGCTCTAGCACAGTCAGCGTGCCTGCCGGAACATATCGTGTAGACTATATCGTGATAGCATAGAGGGGTGATTAAATGACGATAACATTAAATGCAGATTATGACGTAACACTGAACACCGCCCTACTGGGCTACGTCGGCGAAACGAACGCTAGACCCGTGACAGTCGAGGGCATGGAGATAGACGGCGCAGACCGCTATGTAATGACGATAGACTACGGCGGCAGCGTGACATATGAGGTCGATATTACAGGCGGACAGTGGACACCAACGGCAGATATACTGCGGTCAGCGCAGACAGTCAGCTGCCAGATAGCAGCGAAGAAGCTGTCAGGTGATGAGTATATTTTAGTTAAAAAATCACGAATTTTTCGACTGCGAATAGGGGCGGCTATCGGTGATACAGCTATCCCGTCACCAAGTGTGGCAGCTGACGCACTAGACCGCATAGACGCCATAGGCAGGCAGACACACGCAGATATGCAGACAGCCGTCACCGCTGCAGAAACAGCGACAACAGCGGCTGAAAACGCTGAGAAATCAGCTACCACCGCAGGAGTATCAGCCGATACGGCAACGCAGGCGGCAAGCCGTGCTGAAACCGCAAAGACAGCGGCTGAAACGTCCGCAACACAGGCAGAAACCGCCAAGCAGGGTGCAGAAACCGCACGTGCTGAGGCAGTCAAGTCTCAGAATGATGCCAAGGTATCAGCAGCTCAAGCATCAACGGCAGCACAGCAAACCGAAGCTGACAAGACAATAACGGCAGGTTATGCAAAAACCGCTAAGACCAATGCTGACAGCACTGCAGCAGACAGACAGGCGGTGCAGACGTTGGCAGAACAGGTCACAACTGATAAGGCTACAGTGGCAGACCATGCCGCACAGGTTGCCACAGACCGCAAAGCCGCTGAAACCGCCGCACAGACAGCACAATCCGTGGTTGACAGTTTGCCTGAGGATTATGTAACGGCAGTTGCAAAGATTGCCGAGAATACGGCTGAAATTTCTGCGGTGAAGCTGTCCGACAAGGAACTGAAAAGGCGTGTGGACGCACTGTTTGATATGGGCAATGGTGTGACACATAAATTTGAAACTGACAGCGAAACAGCGTATGCCAAGACTATTCCTACAGGGGCAAAGCTGATGAGTGTGAAGTCAATAGGCGGTCATTCTGAGGTCATTGACGGTGAGATTGTCAGTGCTGGGGTGACAGAGGTCGCTGTGGGTGATACCGCCCACAAAATCCCCGAAGCAATCCGCAATCTGCCTGGCTACGGCTGGTCGGCAGGAACGGCACGAAACTACATTGATTATGAGAATAAAAAATACTATCAATGTGTAGATAGTATGGATTTGGGAACACTGAATTGGAATTTTAATGCAACTTCAGGTGTTGGAAATCATTTTTATGGACGCATAGACCCTGCCAAGTTTAAATATTTGGGTGCGTTTGGAACAACCGTTTATAATGTATTGTGCAGTAAATATAGAACAGTTTCCAGAAGTTCCAGTGTATTTGTCGATAAAACAATCACGATAGACGGGGTTAATACCATAGTTTCGCAAATTCAGGTCAAAGACACCGCCTACACCGATGCAACCGCATTTAAGCAGGCAATGTCAGGTGTAATCCTGTATTATGAATTAGCAACACCAATTGTCACGGATATTTCAACCGTGCTACCCGATGATTTTCTACGGAATATCGAGGTCGAAGCAGGCGGTTCAATCACGTTCAAAAACAGCAATGGTGACGATTATAGGATACCCGTACCGAGTGAGGAAGAGTATGTTGTGAAACTGAGTGAAGTGGGAGGTACAACATGACGAATCTACAAAAGAAAATGATGAAAGCCGCAGGGCTGACGGAAGATAATTTCAACAAACCAAAGGTCACTGAGATAGACAGAATAAAGGCAAACGTAGATTTTCTGGCTATGCTCAGTGGCGTAGAGCTGAATGAGGTGAGCGGCGATGAGTAAGAACTACGTCAAGGTCAAGAGATACTATGACAACCGTTTGTGGTCGGCTGCTATGGTACACACCGCTGTTGGCAAGTGGATCACGGCTGAGGAGTATGAGATGATAACAAAGGAGGTATACCATGAAGCAGAAGTTAGCGAAACTCATTGATGTAAAGTCCATTGTAACGCTGTTCTTGACAGCGGTGTTTTGCGTGCTGGCACTTCGCCGCACGATCTCAGCAGAGCAGTTCATCACGGTGTTTACTGTGGTGATATCGTTCTACTTTGGCACACAGAGTGCAAAGAAAAGGTCGGGTGATGATGAATGACGGAAGCGATCATAGTTGCACTGATAACAGCTGCTTCGGCAGTAGTGTGTCAGCTTGTCATAGCATCTAACAGCCGTAAGACTATGCAACAGGCGCAGTATGATAGCCAAAAACTTATCGAGTACAAGATAGACAAGCTGTCTGAGCGTGTGGACAAGCACAACAGTGTTATTGCTCGCACCTATAAGCTGGAACAGGATTATGCGGTGGTCGCTGAACAGATAAAGGTCGCAAACCACCGCATCGAAGATTTAGAAAGGAAGTAATTTTATGGCAAAGACATTTAAGGGCATTGACGTTTCGCAGTATCAGCAGAGCGTTGACTTCAAGAAGGTCAAGGCTTCGGGGGTCGATTTCGTTATCATTCGTGCAGGCTTCGGCAAGTATGCTAATCAGAAAGACCCATATTTTGAGAAAAACTACAAGGCTGCAAAGGCGGCAGGGCTAAAGGTTGGTGCTTACTGGTACAGTTATGCGGCAACTGTTGTGGAAGCAAAGGCAGAGGCTCAAACTTGTATCAACGCTATCAAGGGCAAGACGTTTGAGTATCCGATATACTTCGATCTCGAGGAGCGTTCACAGTTCGCAAAGGGCAGAGCATTTTGCAACAGCCTTGTCAAGACTTTCTGCAATGCACTTGAACACGCAGGCTACTGGGCAGGACTGTATATCAGCCGTTCGCCTTTACAACAGTACATATCTGCCTACGTTGCTAAGAGATACGCTCTGTGGGTCGCTGAGTACGGCTCACGCTGCAACTACGGCGGAACATATGGTATGTGGCAGTACAGCTCCACTGGAAGAGTCAGCGGTATCAGCGGCAATGTTGATATGGATATCTGCTATGTGGACTATCCTGCGAAGATAAAGGCGGCAGGGCTGAACGGCTTCAAGAAGCAGGCTATCAGACCGACTAGCAAGCCGACTACAAGCTCCACCAAGAAGACAGTAACGTACACTGTGAAGCGTGGAGACACGCTCTCTGCTATCGCTAAGAGGTACAAGACCACTGTTGCGAAGCTTGCTAAGGATAATGGTATCAAGAACGCTAACCTCATTTATGTGGGGCAGAAAATTAAGATTAAGTAGGTAGAATTTCAGCCGTCTCGGAGTGATCTGAGGCGGCTGATTTTTTGTTTAGTATATAAGAACAATCGTGTAAAAATCGTGTACAAAAAAAGAAAACCACCGTATTTACGGTGGTTTTCGTATGCTTGGCGGAGAAGGAGGGATAAATTATACCACTTCACACCGCTTTTTACTGCTT